AGATGGCCCGGTTAGAACTCAAATTTTAGGTGACGTTAATGTTGCTAAAGAAGAGCAAGCTAAACGTGTTAAAGATTTTATGAATTATCAAATTATGGATCAGATGAAAGAATATGAACCAGAATTTGACCAAATGCTTTTTTATCTCCCTCTATCCGGATCTACCTTTAAGAAAGTTTATTATGACGATCTTTTAGGTAGGGCGGTTTCTAAATTTGTACCTGCAGATGATTTAATCGTACCTTATTCTGCAAATTCATTAGAAGATGCAGAAGCAGTTATTCACGTTATTAAAATTTCAGAAAACGAATTAAGAAAACAACAAGTAGCAGGATTTTATAAAGATGTGGAATTAGGAACACCACCTATAACTGAAAACCAATTACAAGATAAAAAATTAGAACTAGAAGGAATTTCTAAAGATGGTCAAGAAGATCAATACACCCTTTATGAAATCCATACTAATTTAGATTTGGATGGTTATGAAGATATGGGTGAAGATGGTGAGCCTACAGGAATTAAACTTCCTTATGTTGTAACTGTTGCTCAAGCTAATAGTAAAGTTTTATCTATTAGAAGAAATTACAAAGCAGAAGATCCTAAGAAAAACAAGATTAATTACTTTGTACAATTTAAATTTTTACCTGGTACAGGTTTTTATGGTTTTGGTTTAATTCATATGATTGGTGGTTTAACGAGAACAGCTACAGCTGCGTTAAGACAATTATTAGATGCAGGAACTTTAGCCAATTTACCAGCTGGATTTAAATCTAGAGGAATAAGAGTTAGAGATGATGCACAACCATTACAACCTGGTGAGTTTAGAGATGTAGATGCACCCGGCGGAAATATTAAAGATCAGTTTATGACTTTACCTTTTAAAGGGCCTGATCAAACTTTATTACAATTAATGGGTGTCGTAGTTTCTGCAGGTCAAAGATTTGCAGCAATTTCTGATATGCAAGTTGGAGATATGAACCAACAAGCCGCCGTAGGCACAACTGTTGCATTACTAGAACGTGGTTCACGTGTAATGTCAGCTATTCACAAAAGATTATATGTAGGACTTAAAGAAGAATTTAAATTATTAGCAAATGTATTTAAAACTTATTTACCACCTGTTTATCCATATGATGTTCCAGGTGCAAGACGAGAAGTTAAAATGCAAGACTTCGATGACAGAATAGATATTTTACCTGTAGCAGATCCAAACATTTTCTCACAGACGCAAAGAATATCTATAGCTCAAAGTCAATTACAACTGGCGCAATCAAATCCTCAAATGCATAATTTGTATCAAGCATATAGATCAATGTATGATGCGCTGGGTGTGAAAAACGTAAATGCAATTTTACCTCCACCTGCACAACCAATGCCGATGGATCCTGCATTAGAACATATTTTAGCTATGTCACAAAAACCATTTCAAGCTTTTCCTGGTCAAGACCATAAAGCACACATAGATGCTCACTTAAATTTTATGAGATTGAATATGGTACAAAATAATCCAATGGTTATGGCAGCAATGCAAAAAAATATATTAGAACACATTAGTTTAATGGCTCAAGAACAAGTTCAAATAGAATTTGTTGAAGAATTACAAGAATTACAAATGATACAACAACAAATGCAACAAATGGGAGCACAAAATCCTGCAATGGCACAAGGAATGATGCAAAATCCACAGATGATGCAACAACAACAACGAGTTCAACAGATAACAAATGCTATTGAAGCTAGAAAAGCACAATTAATTGCTGAAATGCAAGAAGATTACGCTAAAGAAGAAGAAAAAATTACTGGTGAGTTTGCTGGTGACCCATTATTGAAGATAAAATCAAGAGAAGTTGATTTAAAAGCAATGGATAATGAAAGAAAAGAAGAAGAAGGTCAAGAAAGATTGAATTTAGACAAAATGAAAGCTATGATGAACCAAGAAAACCAAGAAGCTAAGCTAGAACAGAACGAAGACCTAGCAAATTTAAGAGCAGGAGTATCATTAGCTAAACAACAGATGTCTGATGCTAGTAAAGTTCACGATTTTGGTAGAAATTTTAAAAAAAAGTAGATATAACCTAAATTAAGGAGAAACTATGATTAAAAAAACAAAAGAACCTAAAGTTACAAAAGAATTAGGAGTCGGCAAAGACGGTTACCAAACTGGTGGCGTTACAATTCAAGCTACAGACCCTAATGAATCACAGGTTGTAGATGTTAAAGGCACTAGAAGAATGAGAGCCGACAAAAAACCTGTAAAAGCTACTTGGTACTAATATGTGGTTTCAGGCAATTAAATTAGCCGTTTCTGCTGGAAGTAAAATTTACGCTAACAAGCAGAAAACGAAAATGGCTATGAGTGAAGCACAACTTATGCACGCTTCGCGTATGGCTGAAGGTAAGGAAGCTTACCAAGGTAAATTGTTAGAGGCTAGGCAATCTGACTGGAAGGACGAGGCGGTTTTATTAATCCTCTCGGCCCCAATCGCAATTTTAGCCTGGGCAGTCGTAAGTGACGATCCGACTGCTATGGACAAAGTAAAAATTTTCTTTGACCATTTCGCGTCATTGCCGTCGTGGTTTACAAATTTGTGGATCCTTGTCGTGGCGAGCATTTACGGAATAAAGGGAACACAAATATTTAGGAATAACGGAGGAAAAAAATAATGAGAAAAAATGGAGTAAGAAACGGCTACAGATATGAATCTGGTGGACGTGTAGGAAAAATGGGAGGCGGAATGTCTACAGCAAGAAAAGATATGGCATCTGGCTACTATAAAGATGATATGGGTATGAAGGGTGGATCTATGTATAAAAAAGGTGGTTCTGTTAAAAAGAAAAAACAGGGTTACAAAGATAGAAAAGACGAATCAATCGCTATGAGAATCAAAAAGAAAAGAACTAAGAAACAACTTAGAGCTTCTGCTAATGAATCTTATGGTAAGTTTGGTTCTAAAGCTAAAAAATCTGGCAAAATAAACAAGTAGTTTATTATGTTTAAAAAGTGGTTAAATAAAATAGTTGAAAAACTATTTGGAAAGAGATGTAAGTGTAATGACTAAGAAAAAAATACCTGCTGGTAAAAAGGGTAAAGGACTAAGAGCATTAAAAAAGAAAGCACCACAAGTTGCAAAACGAATGGGATACAAGAAAGGTATGAAGGTTAAATAATGGCTAAAGACACACATAAAACTAAAGACGGACGAACGGCTAAAAAAGGTTTGTATTATTATATGAACAGAGCCAAAAAAAGAGGTACTAGTAAGCCGGGCAAAGGTTCTGTAACTGACAAAGCTTTAAAAAGATCAGCTAAGACAGCTAAGAAACCAACTAAAAAAGCGTAGTATGAGAAAACAGGATAATATGCCTGCAAGAAATAAGAAAAACTTCAGATCTACAAAGTCTGGAGCAGGTATGACACGAGCCGGTGTCGCTGCCTATAGAAGAAAAAATCCCGGTTCAAAACTAAAAACAGCCGTGACTGGTAAAGTGAAAAAAGGGTCAAAAGCTGCAAACCGACGTAAGTCGTACTGTGCAAGAAGCGCAGGTCAAATGAAGAAATTTCCAAAAGCAGCAAAAGATCCTAATTCTAGACTACGTCAAGCTAGAAAAAGATGGAAGTGCTAGATAAATTTTTATTAAAATACTTTAATCAAATTGATAGAGCCATTGCATTTGTTGAGACATATGCTATTAAAGTAAGTGGATGGTGTTGGAAATCAAGAGTAAAACTCTTGCGAAATAAAAGGAGAAAAGATGGATGATTTAATAATAATAGAAAAACTAAAAAAAAGAATCAACGCTACATTACAACAAATTGGAGATAGTATGATTACTGGTGGGGTTGACAGTATGGAAAAATATAAGTATATGTTAGGACAAGCACACGCTTATCAAATAGTAACTCAGGAAATCTCTAACCTGCTAAACAACGATGAAAAGGAGCAAAATGACGGAAACGTTATCGACATTAAAGGAAAAGGAAAAGGAAGTCCCAAAAATTAAATTGGCACTTGAAGAAAAATACGAGCAAGAGAAAAAAGAAGAACCTCACGCTAAAAGATTAGATCAAGACAATATTAAAGATTTAGAAGACCAGTTACCAGAACCGGTCGGCTATAGAATTTTAGTTTTACCTTTTACACCAAAAGAAAAAACTAAAGGTGGAATTTTATTCTCTCAAGAACAATTAGATAAAGCTAGAATCGCAACTACTTGTGGTTATGTTTTAAAAATGGGAGATCTTGCATACGCTGACAAAAATAAATTTGGTAAGCCTTGGTGCAAAGTAGGAGATTGGGTGATGTTCGCTAGATATGCTGGCGCAAGATTACCAATAGAAGGCGGAGAAGTGCGAATACTAAACGATGATGAAGTGTTAGGGACCATAGGTGATCCTGAATCAGTTCTTCATTATATTTAACAACATAGGAAGGAAACTATGCCAACAGAAAATGAAAGCAAAAAAGTAGAAGATCTTATTGATGTAGGTGAAGAACAAGGAGCCGAAATTAATTTAGATGATAAAGGTGAACCGGAAAAAGTAGAAACGGTAAAAGAAGAGATAGAAGTAGAACAGGTATCTGAAGAAAAAACTCCTGAAAAAGTTGAGGAGAAAAAAGCAGAACCTGATGAGTTAAAAGAATATAGTGATGGCGTTCAAAAACGTATTGCTAAATTAACTCGTAAAATGAGAGAAGCTGAAAGACAAAAAGAAGAAGCTGTAGCTTATGCTCAATCTATTAAAACTAAAAATGATGAAATGGAAGGACGTATCTCTAAAATGGATACTTCTTATGTTTCTGAATTTGAAAGTAGAGTTAAAACAGGTTTAGCAGCAGCAAAACTTGCTCTTAAAAATGCTATTGAATCACAAGATGTAGAAGCACAAATTGCTGCACAACAGCAGTTAGCAGCTTTAACAATGGATGAAGCTAGAGTTAATTCTTTAAAAGTAGCAAATGAACAAAAACCAAAAGCGCAACAAAGAGAGGTAAATATTAATCCTCAACAAAGAGCGCCACAACAACAATCTGATCCTAGAGCTGAAGATTGGGCATCTAGAAACAGTTGGTTTGGTAATGATTCTGCTATGAC